TGATTGGCGAGCGCTGCGCCCGCCGGGCGGATGGCAATGCGGTAGGTCGTCGAAGCGCCCAGGTTGGCGATGGACAGTGTGGACACCACGGCGGAGGTGGCCGCGGGGGCCGTGTAGAGCGTTGTTGCCGTGGTGGCTGCCGGGTTGGCTTGCCCGAGGACCTTGTAAACCGTTGCCATGTCAGGCCCCCATCAGCATGAATTGGTTGAGCGTCTCGCCACCGCCCGCGGCTGGGACGTAGATCAAGTCATCTGTTCCGAGCGTGGCGGTATTGCCCGCGTCAGTGGAGACGGCGGACGGACCGGCAGGGCCCTGAACGCCTTGAATGCCCTGGGCGCCATCTGCACCGGGTAGGCCCTGAATACCTTGCGGGCCTTGTGGGCCTTGCGCGCCATCGGCACCGGGTAGGCCCTGGATGCCTTGCGGGCCTTGGGCACCATCGGCACCGGCCGGCCCCTGAATCCCTTGCGGTCCTTGGGCTCCGTCAATCCCGTCCGATCCGGCAGGCCCCGCTGGACCCGCCGGGCCAACAGCCTCGACCCACGCGGCGGCTTGGCGCCCATAAGGGCCTCCAACCAATGGGGCTTCTTCGACGCCTGAGACGGCAGCGGCGGGGACAAAAATCAGGTCGTCCGTTCCTAGAACGGCCATGTTCCCAACATCGGTCGAGATGCCGGCCACGCCGGGCTCGCCCTGGGGCCCTGGGCTCCCGATGGTTGCAATGCGCACCGTGTCGATGATGGTGATCATAGGTGCGTCACATCGTGCTCAACATGGAGGATCAGCGTCTCGGTAGACATCACCCGCCCGCCAGAATCGGTATAGGAAATGTCCATTTCCGCCATTCCTGTCGGCCAGGTTGCGGTTGCGTCGGTACGCAGACTGAATTGCCCTGACGCTGGGGTGTGCAGATCTACCGTCAAATCCGCGAGCAGGAGACCACGCTTGGTGCGCACCTGGCTGGCGATAGTCCAGCCGGTGAGGTTGAGCGGCGTCGTCCCATCGTCCTCGGTGACGGTGCATTCGAGAAACAGGGTGTCGCCCGGCTTGATGGTGCAGATGTTTTTCATCCGTGCCGATCCAGGTGCACGCGCAGGATGCCCAGGATGTCCTGGACCTGATCTTGCAGCATGGCGATGTTGCCGGCCTTGTCCAGCGGCAGCATGGCGCGCCGCGGGATGTCGCCCCAGGGGATGGGGCCGCCGCGCTTGGTGCGGCCATAGGCGCCTTTTGAGGCACCAAATTGATGGGTGGCGGCGTACTTCGCATTCGTGCCGACCGTCGCGCTATTGGCATCGGCGGTATAGGTAACGCTGTCTTGCAGTCGCCCGGTATCGCGCAGAATCTGCGCGCTGGTGCCGCGCCTCCGGCCCATGGTCACTTGGCTCAGCTTGGCCCATGGGTTTCCCCAGGGGTCTGCCTCGGCGCGGAAGCCCAGATCCTTTTCCGTTACCATCGCCTGCCCGATCAGCTCCATCGCCGGGCGCATGTCGCCCAGGCGCGCCGCCATGGCGCGCAGGGCGCGATCTACCTCAGCGCTATCGACCGTGACAGAGACGCCAGTCATAGCACCGCCGGCTCGTAGAGGGTGCTCCAGTCGTCGCCATAAACCATCGTCCGCGTCGGGGCCGCTGGGGCGGATGGCGTCTCGGCATCGACCGGCAGGCGGATGGTTCCGCGCCCAAGCAGCATCAACCAGGCGCGCACCGCCCGGGCCTCCCTCACGATGGGGTGGCCCTTTTCGATGTTCTGATCCTGGTAGAGCAGCATCCGCGCGAGGGCCATCGCCTTGTCGCGCAAGATAGACGCCGCCACAACAGACACCGGCCCACCTTGCGGCCGGTAGCTGTCGATTTCGCTTGAGGCGGCTTCCAGCGCCTGCGCGAGATCCGCGTCCTCGCGTAGGGCGAACTCGTCTTGATCCGAGTCCAGCCCCTTGCGATACCGCGCGCGCAGCTCGGCAGGCGTGGCGTAGGCCATGGCGGCTTAGGCGACGGTGAGCTTGATCACGGCCGCCGGGCGGGTGACGAGGTTCAGCGGGTTGGATTGCGCCTCCAGATCGTAACCCTTACCGAACTTCAACGGCTCGGCCTTGCTGTAGTAGGGCAGGCCGATGGTGTTGACAGTCTCGTTGTAGTTCGCCGGGGCGAAGCGGGTGATCATCAGCCCCGGAACACCAGTCGGGAAAGCGTAGGCGTCATTGTCGCCGACCTTGACCGCGCTGGTGCCGCGGTAGCGCTCGAACACGATCCCGCCGAAGTTCAGTTCCTGGCGCGGATCATTACGCAGCTCCGCCGCCTGGGCCTGATTCAGGAAGGTGGCCTCGACGTTGGTATGCGTGATCAGGTTCTCGAAGAACGTCGAGCCACACAGGGCACGCACGCCGGAGAACGGAACGCCGTCCAGGGCGTTTTCGATGTAGCCAATCGCCGCCAGGCACTTGCTGCGGATCTTGGTGGTGGTGGTGCCGAGGACGAAGGACACATCCTGCTGCGCCACACCGAAGGTGGTGAACAGACTGACGCTGTTGCCATTGGCATCGATGTAGTTGCCCATCAGCGCCGACAGCCGGTGCGACTCCAGGGTGTAATCGATGTTGCGGCGCATCTGCATGAGCCGCTCGTTCAGGCGCGTGGTCAGGACCTCGCCCATGTTCTCGGAGCCGAAGGCGCGTACGCCCTGGACCTCATCCGCCAGGATCTGCCCGCGCTCGGGCAGGTGGGGGATGATGAACGGGATCGCGCTGCGCGCCGGGCCGAACACCGGGTCACCAGGCGCCCCGCGGGGGGCCACGTCCACCAGGGACAGTACGCCGTCCTGGATGTCCACGGCCGCCTGGAGCGTGCTGATACCGGACTCCTCGAAGAAGCCGGACAGCCGCAGGGGGGCGTACTTGAGGTTATTGATGGCCGCAGTCAACGCGGTGAGCGTGAAGGCGGACGGGGTGAAGGGATCGACCATGGGCATGATGGCTTAGCTCCGCGCGACGATGTTGGAGGCGGCCAGTTGCCGATAGGCTTCGGCCTTCTGGGCGGCGGTGACGGTGGATTTCCACGCCAGTTTGTCGGTGGCGACTTCGGCCAGCCGGGTGATGGCCACGGCATCCTTGGCCGCGCTGGTGGCGTCTGTGGCAGCGAGCAGGACGCCCCAGGCATCCCCAAGCCCGGTCACCGACAGCGGGTCCCACAGGGCCGCGGTGGGGGCGGTGTAGCCGGCGACGATGATGTTGAAATAGTCCCCCAGCGTCATGGTCCCGCCGTTGGCCAGGGTGAAGTTGACGTGGTCGGAGGTGAACGCGGTTGCCACGTTGCCGGTGCCGACGACCTGGCCGTCGGGATCGATCACCTCAAACAGGGCCGTGGCGCTGGTAGCCGTCAGGCGCACCTTGTAGGTGCCGTGCTTGGCGTACTTGCCCAGCGTGATGCCGGAGACCGTGCCGGTGCCGGTGCCGACCAGGACAGGAGTCCCCGCCGCGGTGACAACCACGGTGAACACGTCGCCGATGGTCATGGTCCCGCCATTGGCGATCAGGAAGGACAGGTGGTTCGACTTGTACGCCGTGGCCACAGCGCCGTTCGGCAGGGACGTGCCATCCGGGGCCACCACGGTAAAGGCGGCGGTCGCGGAGGTGGCGGCCAGTGTGATGACGTAGCTGCCGACCTGGACGTCGGGGCCGAAGGTCAGGCCGGTCATGACGCCGGTGCCGGTGCCGACGATAGTCGGGATCGGTGCGGCGGCCTGGCGCTTGGTGGTGCGGCCCAGGACGGAACCAGCCGCCAGGGCCCCAGCCCCGGAGGCGATCACCACAGCCTCGCGGCTCAGGGTGGCGGGGGCCTCGGACAGGATGAATTCGCCCGTGCGGGCGGCCATAGTGGTCATTGGGTCACCTCACGACGGGCGGCATAGATGGCGGACAGGTTGAGCGATGGGGTGGGCGGCGGTGCGGCGGGGTCGCCGGTGGCCTGCTCCGAGAACAGATGCGCGGGGGCGGCTGGCTTGGCAGCCAGCAGGTCTTTGGCGACCTGCTCCCACGCGGTGTCCGGCAGCGACAGATAGACCTCGGATTCGGCCTCGGCCGGCGTGCGCCCGAGCTTGTTGAAGGTTTCCGTTACGGCCGCCAGGCGGGTCGCCCGGTGCAGATCGGCCAGTGTCGCATCAGCGGCCTCAGCGCGGGTGGTGGCGGTCGCCAGTTGCGCGGTCAGATCGGCGACCTGCGCGGCCATGTCGGCTACCTGGGACTCCAGTGGATTAGGATCGGGCATGGTGTGGGCCTCGGGGGATTGGGCGGAGGACAGGGGCGTGGCGCTCAGGACGTGCGCCTCGGTGCGGTAATCGACGCCGGTGGGCGTGAAGGACAGTTCACGGATGCGTGTCTGGCGGTAGATGACCAGCGGCCCCGCGAGGGCGCGGCCGTTGACCTTGACCTGGGTGCCAGCTTTGACCTCCTCCACCGAGCCTGGCTCGGCGTGCACCGAAAGCTGGAAGGGGAAGCCGCCGTCCGCATCCGCGGCCAGCTCCATCGCGTCCTCGTTGGCCAGCAGATACCCGTCGCAGGTCAGGGCGCCGTCGCGCACGGCCAGGGTGCAGACGCCGACGCGCTTATCGCGGTCGTGCTGGATCAGGACCGGGCATTGGTTAGGCAGGATCAGGCTCGCCAGGTCGATGACCAGGGGCGAACCCCAATATCTGATGGGCTCGCCCGAGTAGGCGATGCCAGAGAAGGTGCGCTGACGCGCCTGGCCATCACCGGCTTGCGCAGGCGAGAGGGTGGGCGCGGGAGCTTCGAGGTAGAGGGGGGCGTGCTTAGACTTTTCCATGCTCGGCAGGGTAGCCAAGCGATTTGGAAAAGTTCATGTCAAGGAGTTGTCAGGGCGGCAGGAAAAAAGTTTTCCGAAACTCTTGCATCTCAGATAATATCAGCTATACTGTAATTACAGGAAGGGGAAGGGCCCCGACCAAAGCCGGAGAGATGAGATGGCCACCAAGATCAGCAACCCGATGGGCGCCACGATCATTATGAATCGCGAAGAGGCGGCGACTTACGAAGGCTCGTATAAAGTGCAAAGCAGCACCGAAGCGCAGCCTTATGTGGCCATCAACTTCAAAGATGGAAAGCCTGTTGGCGGCTCCACAATTACGGAATCTTACAAGGCCAAGATACTGGCGAAAGCCAGCGAGATGGGCTGGGTAATCGAGTAACTAAAGCACAGCCGGAGATCAAAATGAGCAAACAAGACCTGATCGAGACCCTGGCAACCCTATGCGAGCGCGACGAAGCCGGCCGCCACTTCACGGAAACCTGCGGCTGCCTGGGCGAACTGGAGGACGCCGGCCTGATAGAAATCGAGAGACCAGTGCATGAAGCAACCGGCATCCCGTACAGCCAAGAGTATTGGCACATGGCCGTGACCGATGCGGGCATTGCGGAGGTTGAGGCTTGGTTTGGGCGCAAACAGTAGAACCATGGCCAACCCAGTCGGCCGCCCGCCGCTCCCGGCGGGCAAGAAAAAAGTGCAGATCGCCGCCAAGGTGGCGCCGGAGACGGCGCGCTACCTGGCGGCGGAGAGAGAGCGCACTGGGAAAAGCCTAGGTGCGCTGCTTGATGAGGCGGCAACGCTGCACCAGCGCAGCAAGGCCACCGCTAGGAATGGAGATGCCTGATCACCCCTCCGCGCCTGCCAGCCAGGCGCGCGCCTGCGCCGTCGCATCGATCACCGCCGAGTCGTCCTGCGGCATCTCAGCGAGCGCCTCAAGCCAGGCGCGAAGCTCCGCCTCCGGACTGAACGGCGTAACGGGCGGGTCGATGATCATCATGGTTTCGCCTGCTTTTTGATCGCCGCGACAGCCGCCTTGACGGCGGCGCCGAACGCCTCGCCGAGGCCGTCCAGCGTTTCCTGCCTGCGCACTGAGAGTATAGCGCGGTAGGAAATAATGCCGACTTGCGCCAGGGCTGTGTTCGTGGCGTGCCAGAACATATCGCCCGCTTGGTGGGCGGACATATTCCCCGCCACAACCTCGGCCATGAGCGCGATCTGCACGGCCTTGATCGCCGCTGGGTACGTCACCCCATCAGCAATACCACCGCTGGCGGCGCCACCGATATAGAGCGAGCCATCGTGCCCAATGGCCTCGATTGCGCTGGATCCCTTGTGGACGTAGACAGCGATCAAGTCAGGCAGCGACAGGCTGCCAGATGATGGGTGGTTGTGGACGATTCGCACGCGGTTGTGAGGATCTTGCAGGATGCGATTCATCTCGCCGGTGAAAGCCACCGACGATTGCGTGCCATCTGCACGGCCAAGCTCACGCCCGGTCGCGTCATCGATCAGGATCATGCGCTCGCGATTGTTGGCCTTGCCGAAGGCCAGGCAGTCGTCACGCGCGGCTTCGATGGCCGCTTTCACGGCGGCGATCCGTCTGGCCTCCACCGCAACGGCCTCATCATGCGCGCCCATCAGCAGATGGTCCGTCCGCGGGCGCTTGGCCTCCACCGCCCGCCGAATCCCCTCGGTGGGGTCGCTGCACACGCTGTAGTCCCAACCCTTATCCGGCTTGGCGGAGGCCCTGGCATCGGCAAGCTCGGGGTCCTGCATCCGCTTGGCGTCGGCGGCCTGGAAGCGGGCGGCTTGCTTGTCGGAAATTTGGATACGCCTGCACCGGCAAGAATAGCCGTTTGGCGGGCTGTGCGTGTCCCACCACGGGTCATCGTGCCTCGCCACCTTCCCATCCATGGCCGCATGGGCCGGCCTTGTCCTGCTGTCGTTAATCGCGTCATACATGAACCAGGGGAGGTCGTCCGTATGGCGCTTCTGTTGCTCGCAGCGCCCGCGGGCGTAGTTGCCCTGGATGTTTGTGCGGAAGATGTTCTCCAGGCGGTGCGCAGGGAGGTCCAGGCCGATGGCACCGGAGCGCACGCGCTTCTGCCAGTCGCGCAGGGTCTCGCCGGTCTCAAGCGCCTCGGTCAGGCTGTCCTTGACGGCTTGGAGTTGGTCGAGCTTGGCGAGGCCGGCGATGCTGAAGGACATGGCCCTGGCCAGCCCTTGCAGCTCGCCATAGTAGACATCGGGCAACTGAACGGATCTGCTTTTTGCCCACGCAATAGCCTCCTTGAACGGGACAGGCTGCATGGGGCTGGGCGCGGCGAGGGGGCCGCCATCGGCGGCCAGCGCATCACGGCGTCGCCCTCGGCTCAAAGCGGCAGGGCGCCACGCCGAAGCAGGCCCCCAGGACGCAGATCCACGGCTCGAACGGGCACGCGAAGGTGCGCAGGTGGCGGCACCCGATGCAGGGCTGGCGGGTTTTGTCTATTTTTGGCCTACCTTGAATCAATACGCGATCCCACGCGATACTCGGAGCTTTCAAATATTGCGTAGCTATCTTCGAGCGAATCCGTGGTACACATTGGAGTGAATATGCCGTCCGATACTACGCACAGTTGCACATACCCCAGGTCATCGCCTGGGATAAGCATAAGATCGACGCCGTCGGCGTACTGTAATTCAGCCAGCGACTGTAAAAACTTCGCGTGCTTTGCGTGCATTATCCACCTCCCACCCGCTGATCGGCGTTAGTGTAGCCAAGGATGTCGGCACAAAACAGGCTTTTTGCCATCAAGTCCTGGAAGGCGACCGCATCCTCGCCACCGTAGAGCTTGGCCAGGCGCTCCACGAGGTCCTCCGGGTCCGTCGCGGCCAGGATGGCGGCGCGGATCTTGGCGGCTGGGATCGGGCTCGCGGCCTGGGCCAGAGCGGCATCGACCAGGGTCTCGACGGCGGCCTGGTCCTGGGTGAAGCGCTGTGGCTTTGGCTTGGCCAGCATGACGCCAGCCGGTGGCTGGTGGGCCGGTAGGTCAGCCACCGCCGACAGTGGCGCTGCGGGGCTGCCAGTGGGCTTTGGCGCGGTCCCAGCCACAAAATCCCCTGGCTCAAAGTCGAACCGATCCATCAGGTATTGCTCTGTCAGGGTCAGCACGCCGGCCTGCACCAGGGCCGCATCCCGAGTTGCCCTGGCCACTTCCAGGCCGGTATCGTCCTGCATCACGAATGTCGGCGGGACGCCCGGCAGCGCATTGAGCGACCAGAGCGCATTGCAGAGGTGCTGCACGGTGCCGGTCACCAGGCGGATGTCGGCGCGGCGCTTGTCCTCGCGCACCTCGTTGTGCACCTGGGCCGCGGCATAGCTGCCCTTGTCGCCCACCTCGCTGGTGAGCGTCTGGCCAAGAATCAGCTTTTGGATGCGCCGGCCGAGGGCCATCTCGACTTTCTCGAACTCGCCGGCACCGCCTCCTGTGACCGCGGAGATCTTCTCGTCCATCCCGACGCCGACCACGGCGGATAGCCCGAGGCCCTGCATTGCCGTGACGAATGCGGCCGGATCGATGACCTGGCCAAGCAGCAGGGGATCGGCGAAGCGCTCCAGGAAGCGCATCCAGAAGCGCCAGCCGTTGTAACGGAAGAACCAGGGCCAATAGACCCGCGACAGCAGGGCCTCGCCATAGGGGTTGCGGTAGTTGTGCCCGCGGCGCGTCAGGATGAACTTGTAATCGGCGTCTACCTGCATGGCGGGGCGGCCGTCGGTGGGGCTGTACCACAGGGACCCATCGCGCCGCGGCTCGAACCATTCCAGCGGCTTTTCTTCCAGGCGGGAGATGCCAATGCGCGGGCCTTTGGCGTAGACCGCCTCGATCACGGAGTACCCGTAGGGCACCGCCGACCAGACCCCCCGCAACAGCGAATCCATGTGCGGCGTCAGCGTCTCCCACAGCCATTCGGCGGGCTCTGAGTCATAGGGTTCCAGGCGCCATGGGGTGGCGATCACCGCCTCGCGGCGGGTTTCCAGGGCCGCACTGATCTCGTCGTCGGTTTCGAGTTTGCGCAGCTCCTGGCGCCCGAGCCCGGCTTGCGAGAGCACCAGATCCGGATCGGGTAGCTTTGATAGGCTGGAGACGACATTTTCCAGCGCGACATCCACATATAGGCTGGCGGCTACGGGCATGATTGGTGCTCCTGGGTGGCGCGAATGGCCCAGACGTGGCTATCGGTGACGCCATGTCGGCTGGCGATTTCATGAATGGGCTGGCCGCGGCGCAAATCATACAGGATGGCCTCGCGTCGGGCTCTACGATCCTGGCTTGTCCGGCTCGGGAGCCGCAGGACTTCACCCGGCATGGCGTCGCACAGGCGCGCGACCGGGCCGTGGCCGATTGCCAATACCAGGCGCGACCCGGCGGCCGGCACGCAGGGAATATAGACGCGGGTCCCGCCCAATCGGTCGCAGAGGATTTCCGCGGCGGACTCCCCGATGATGGCGCGCAGGTCGTCAAGCGTCATTGCATGGTCCTGGTGTTGGCTCCGGCATAGGCCCCGGATGATTTCCCGATGCTGGCCCAGCAATAGGCGGCGGCGTCCACGCCATCATCGTGTTGGCCCTCTGGGAACGACAGCAGCTCATCGCGGAACCAGGCCGGCACGCCGGACGGACTGTGCCTCACCTGGCCCTGTTCGTAGCGGGTCAGCAAGGGCAGGAAGCGCGTGAGCTTGTCGCGGTCCGGGCGCACCCCGCGCACCGGAAGTGATGTGGTGCGGGTCAACTCCTGGACCACGGCGGCCTGATACTGCGTCTGCTCGATGGCGATCAGCGTCGGCTTGTGACGGGCGGCCGCAGCCTTGATGCGATCCAGGACATCGGCGAAGCCGGCACGATGGCGCTCTGCCTCGATCACATAGACCAGGCCCGTCGCTGGGTCCCGGCTCATCGCCACGATGGCCGTCCAGTCGGCGCCTTCGCGCTCGCTGATGGCCAGGTCCACGCCAAGCACCACGGGCAGCCCGGTTGGCGCGATGCCGTCCTTGAGGTGATCCGGCTTGACCAGTCCGGCTCCGAAGGTGACAAACTTTGCCTCAACCTCCTGGGCGAAAACAAGAGCCGGCATGGTCGCCCGCTGCTCCTCCATCCACCCGGCAGGCAAATAGGGGTTGTCCATGCTCGGGGCTGTGTGCGAGGCCCAAGCCGGATCGGTTTCGGCCTTGCGGTACAGGTCGTGGAAATAGTTCACGCCCGATGGCGTGCTGATAAACCAGGCGTCGCCGTCCAGGTCCGCCAGTGTCCAGGCGATGGACTGCTCCCAGGCGTCGCCAAGGTGGCGGGCATGGGCGGCCTCGTCGATCACCACGCGGGCGTAGAAGTTGCCGCGCCCGCACTTCATGGGGTTTTCCAGGGTCCAGAAGTCGATGCGCCCGCCGTTGCGGAACTCGATCACCGGGCGCGGTTGGCTGGTGGCCTTGCGGATTACCGGCGCGTACTGGCGGGCGATGTCCTGATAGACGCGGGCGAAATAACTGTCGTTCGGCGCGTACCAGGCGCACGGGAGGCCATGGCGCCCGCGGCCATCGCGCCCCCCCAAGGCGCCACCGGGTTGGTTGAGGATCACGTCCTGGAGCAGGTAGGTCTTGCCGTAGCGACGGCCCATGCAGGCGACGTTGCGCTTGCGCGCCCCGGCCAGAATACGCGACTGGCCTGGGTGTGGGGTGAAGGCGGGGAGGGTTAGGCGGGGCACGGCAACAGCCACTGGTCAATCACGGCTCGCGCAACCGCCTCAGTCATTCTCGGAGGTACACTCATGCCGATCATGTATTTGCCGATCTTGTCTGTCTTGGCGTGGTAGTCGTCTGGGAAGGACCCTAGGCGTTTCCATTCGCTGAAAGTAAACTTTCTTGGTGCGTCCCACCTTAAAAGCTGATCATGCGTAGTCACAGTTGGAAATGGGCTTAAAGGGGAAACCTTGATATGAGTAAAGTGTGATCCTTTCCCGCCCAGTCTTCGACACCCAGAGTCTAATCCTTCACCAGGACGTGTCGCGTGCCACTTTCTATATTGTTCAGCCTCAGCCGTAGACGACGAATCGCTTGCTGTTTGTGATATGTCTACGCAAGCCTCGCCCGCGCTAATCAACCGATGCCGCGGTGCCAACACAAGCGGCTGGCGATCAAGGTCGTTGCGCAGCGCACAGAAGAATACCCGCTCCCGTCGCTGCGGAACTCCACAATCGGCGGCATTAATTAGGAATAGCTGCGGCCTGTAGCCGATTTCCTTGAACCGCGCCATGATTAGCTTCGTGTAGCCTTTAGCGTTTCCGATCAGCATCCCCTTGACGTTTTCGGCAATCGCCACCTTTGGTTTGAGTCGCTCCACCAGGTCCAGGTAGTCAAAGAACAGATCGGATAGCACTTGCTTGGTCTGCCCTTCCCGAAAGTGCTTGTCCTTACCCCATGACTTCTCCCGACTCCCTGCCATGCTGAACGTGGAGCATGGCGGCGAGCCGTCTAGGATATCCAGGGCGAACAGGTGCGGCGGCAGGTCGGCGGTCAGTAGGTCACGGATTGGGCACAGGTAGTAAAGCGGCGGATTCAGGTTGCGCTTGTAGTGCCACGCCATTTCTGGGTCGATGTCGTTGGCTGCGACGATGGTACACCCGGCCCGCTTATAGCCCATACTTGATCCGCCGCCGCAAGCGAAGGTGGACATGACCGTTACGCCGTTGCTCGGCACGCTTGCCAGGTCCGCAAGGTCCCAGGAGCAATCAGGCCGGCTCATCGAACTCGAATCCGCATCGTGGGCATTTTGTGCCCATCTGGTAGTCGTCCGGGTCGATCTCTTTCGTGCTCGATTCTGGCGGCGCATCATCCGCCCCATTCAGCAGCGCATCAATCTCGCCCGGATCGAATCCAGTAAGCTCAATGTCGAAGCCATCGATGCGCAGGGCGGACAGTTCAAGCGCCAGCATGGCCTCGTCCCAGCCAGCCGACAGGGCCAGGCGGTTGTCGGCCAGAATATAGGCCCGCCGCTGGGTGTCAGTCAGGTGGCCC